TGCGTAAAAGAAAAGATAACAACAACTGGAAAGTAACAAGACTTGATCAATCAAATAGCTGACGCTACAATCAATCTTTGGAAGTCAGGCAGGAAAACAAAGACTAATTCAAGTTCGGGATGGATTTCGGGCAATGCCGTCTGTTGTCCTCACAATGGCGAATCCGCAGATACTCGTGGTCGCGGCGGATTTATTGTAAACAAAGACTCAGCAATATCATATTCCTGTTTTAACTGTAATTTTCGTGCTTCGTACACACCAGGTCGTCACTTGACCTACAAGTTCCGTAAATTGTTGTCCTGGTTGGGTGCCGACGAAAACACCATCAAGCGATTAGTTATCGATGCTATTCGTATCCGTGAATTAGTAGCGCCCGAAACATTAGTAGAAGTAGAAGAAGCTGAGCCTATTAACTTTAAGGCCAGACCCTTACCCCAAGAAGCACAAACATTCGTTGGTTGGGAATCTTGGTATACCCTAAAAGATTCTGATGTGCATCAAGAGTTCCATGATGCAGTTATATATACAGCCGCTAGACGTATTGATTTAAATCGTTATAATTTTTATTGGACGCCGGAAACACAAAACAACTTACATCGTCGAGTGATCATTCCTTTTACTTGGCGCAATCAGGTCATAGGTTATACTGCTCGCGCCCTGTATGAAGGAATCAAACCTAAATATTATAACAGTCACGAACCTGGTTATGTGTTTAATACTGATCAGCAACACCCAGATGCCAAGTTTGTTATTGTATGTGAAGGACCGTTTGATGCCATGGCCATAGATGGTGTTGCTATCCTGGGCAATGAATGCAGTGAAATACAAGCAGACATCATTGATAGCCTAGGTCGTGAAGTTATTGTAGTGCCTGATGCAGATAAGGCCGGCGCAAATTTGGTAGACAAGGCAATTGAATACGGTTGGAGTGTTAGCTTCCCTGTTTGGCAGGAATCTCATAAAGACGTATCAAGTGCAGTAGAAGCGTATGGTAAACTATTTGTTATTAAGAGCATATTAGAAGCAAAACAATCTAATAGATTAAAAATTGAATTACGTAAAAAGAAAATATACAATTAACAATGAATCATCGATTTTATAAATCTCAACTAATAACAATAATAGATGAATACGATCTTCGTATGAGAATTAATATCGACCTATTACTAACATTTTATCTTGTACACCATTTCAAATCATCAAACATACTTGAAATTGGTTTTTACCAAGGCAAAACATTTGCAGCATTCGTTGAAGCAACATTACCAGGTAGTCAATTAACTGCTATTGATTCTGATTTGCAACTAACCGTTTTTAACAAGTATTACAAAGATAGCAAATACACACAAGATAAAATAATTAACCTAATAGAAATACCAAGTGAAGATTTTAATAGCGCAGAAAAATACGATTTTATAAATGTAGATGGCAATCATAATTACCCAAATGCATTCAATGATATAATGAAATCTATACTGTTAATGAATCAAACTGGTATATTAATGATAGATGACTATAAATGTCTTGGTGTTGATCAATCTATTAACAAGTTAATTACTATGAATACTGGGTTTGTTCCTTTTATGATTAGTGAACAAACTAGTTGGTGGCACCATAATTCACACGATGCAACAGAATTTTTAGACGTAATATTAGAAAAAACAATTTCTCCTTTTTGCTCTCTATACAATAATAAATATAAATCCTTTGATGTTAAAGAAATTAAATGTATGCCAGCAATAACCAAACATGATGATGTATTTAAATTAATATGCGAAAAATATAAACTATGACCACAGACTATACACCAGAATTACAAAAATTATTTTTAGAAATGATGATACAAGACGCACAGAGTTTTGTGCGTGTACAAAATATTTACAATCCGGAAAACTTTGATCGCAGTCTTAGAGAAGCAGCTAAGTTTATTGCTAGCCACTCAGCTGAATATAAAACACTTCCTACTGTGGAACAGATTAAGGCTGTAACTGGGGTAGAACTTAGACCAATTCCTGATACAGTAGAAGGACATCAGGAATGGTTTATGAAAGAGTTTGAGGGGTTCTCACGCAAAGAAGAACTATCACGTGCTATTCTTAAAGCCGCAGACTTATTGGAAGAAGGTGACTACGATCCTGTAGAAAAACTTATTAAAGATGCAGTACAAATTAGTTTAACTAAAGATCTAGGCACAGATTACTTTGCTGACCCGCATGCACGTATTGACAAATACTTTAACTCTGGCGGACAAGTAAGCACAGGTTGGCCGCAAATGGACAAGATCTTGTACGGCGGATTTAGTCGTGGCGAACTTAATATCTTTGCTGGTGGCTCGGGTTCGGGTAAATCACTTGTTATGATGAACATAGCATTAAGTTGGTTGCAAGCAGGACTAAGCGGTGTTTACATTAGTTTAGAACTCAGTGAAGAACTAGTAGCATTGCGTACAGATGCTATGTTAACCAGCATGGGTACAAAAGATATTCGAAAGGATATTGACACTACAGAACTTAAAGTTAAAATGGTGGGTAAGAAGTCTGGCAAGTATCGTATTAAAGCATTGCCAGCACAGAGTAATGTAAATGATATTCGTAGCTTTATTAAAGAGTATCAAATTCAAACAGGCAACAAAGTAGACTTTATCATGTGCGATTATTTAGACTTAGTAATGCCAGTATCAGTTAAAGTCAATCCCAATGATCAGTTTATCAAAGACAAGTATGTAGCAGAAGAATTGCGTAACTTATCGCAAGAGCTAGGTGTGCTGTTAGTAACAGCTAGTCAGTTAAATCGTTCGGCAGTTGAAGAAATTGAATTTGACCATAGTCATATTGCAGGTGGTATTTCAAAGATTAATACAGCAGATAACGTGTTTGGTATCTTTACAAGTCGTGCTATGAAAGAACGTGGACGCTATCAAATCCAGTGTATGAAGTCACGTAGCTCAACTGGTGTGGGACAAAAGATTGACTTAGAGTACAACATTGAAACTATGCGTATTACTGATCCGGGACCTGATGCACAAGAAAGTAGTGGAGGTTATGGTAAGCCTGCCTCAAGTATTTTGAATCAAATTAAAACTACAACTACAGTAAATAATGCGTTGCCACAGCCAAAAGACGGATGGAATCTAGGGGCAGATACAGCCCCGCCACCAAATAGTAGTGTTGAAAGCACTAAACTTAAACAAATGCTAGCGGGTCTAAAATCCAAATCAGATTAAATCCATATAAATATAACATAAACTGGAGTATATCTTGCAAAAGCGAGCACGTAGCATATTAGACGAACTAGACACGTTGCTAGTACACAAAGATCGTGAGAATCTTGTGGAAAGCCGTGCCACCCATGTTATACAGGGTGCTATCAATCTAATCAATTATATACGTGAAAACTACGATCCTGCACAAGCCGACGAATTAGAACGCAGACTACTTAACTCAATCCGCGGACAAGATCCAGAAAAATTTAAGCGTGGTGTCAGGAGAATTCGCGGTGAAAATTAATGAAGTAATTCAAGAAAGTCTATCTGATTTTTTTAGCAATTGGAGCCAAGCAAAAACTCAGGCCAATTGGGCCAAAGGTGGCGCCAAACAATGGCATGCAGCTCAGCGTGCTAAAGAAAAACAAGATCAAGAACAACATCAAGCACATCAGGCACAGCAGCAAACACCACAAGGTCAAACAACAGCCGGTGGTACAGTCAGTCGTCTGGGACCAGATTGGAAAGACACTTCGTTAGGTATCAGCATTAAACCAGCAACACAAAAAGACCCCACTTTTGCATACTACCAAAAGAAATATTATATATTAGACAATCTTGGTCGATGGCTAACTTCCAATAAACGTCCGGCGCCTGATACTTTATCAGCGTTACTAAATCAAGCATTAGAGCAAACATAATGTATCTATATGAAGGCGGCAATGTATTTGACAATACTAGTGCAGTGGCACGAGATAATGTTGCCACGGTAGTGGATACAATCAAGCGTGAGCTACCTAGCGGTTTACAACGTCAAGTGATGGCAGACATTGGTTCTGCTGGATATAAAGTAGAATCTGGCGACATTGATTTATTTTTAGATCAGGCCGCAACAGTAAAGAACTTTGGTGTAGAAGATGAGAAGCAGGCCAAACAAGCTCTAGCTCGGTACTTCCAAGCCAAAGGGTATCAAGTAGCAGTAAAAGGTCGCAACGTACACGTTGACGTGCCTTACAAAACCGCAGATGGTAAACAAGCATACGCACAGGTTGACCTAATGGTTATACCTGATGCTAAACGTGTAGCAGATTGGCATCAACATGGTCCACGTGGCATGTATGATGATCCGCAATTCAAAGGTAGTCAGTTGTTTATTCTATTAAACAGTATTGGTAAGTTTTTAGGTCTTAAAGTAGATGCATTTGGTGGTACAGTTATGCGCCGGGACGACAACACAGTGATTGCAGACACCCGTGAAGCAGCAGCAAAAGTACTCTTGAACCCAGGCGC